TGGGCTGGTTTGTTCCGCAGTTCCACCAGCGCCTGGCAATATTTATTACTCATTAAGCCCCCACGTAATTCCCTGACAGATACCACTCTTCACCCGATGCAGCGCGCTTGCTGCTTTTCCGTAAGCACCGCTCACGACGCGCCAGAAAATTGTTTCGCTCTTGCTGGGAGTGGCTTTCACGGAATGCCGCCATCCACACCGTTGCAGCACGACGGTATAAGCCCCTGGACTCCAGTTCTTCCGCCTGGCGGGTCAGGCACAAAATCACCCGTGGATCGTTAGTGCCGACATAGAAATTGCGCACAGGTCTGGTTTCTCGAACTGGTTGTGGTTCCGGTTCCTGCGCTCTCTCAGTCAGGCGCGGGAAATGTCTGCGTGTATCTCCTTCACAACGGTGAGCCACACGCCCGCTCTGACGTAACTTGCTTGCTGACTGCAGAACGCGCTGCCGTGAGTAACCTGCAAAAGCATCCGCAATGTCTCCGGAAGTACACCCCGGATGGGCTTCAATGAATTTCTGAACGTCATTCAAAAGACTCATGATCACCCCCTGAATCCTGCCGGGATCTGGCTGTAGTCCACGTTGTCGTAACTGGCTTTGAAGTACGGGTCCTCGCGTCCGGCTACAGATACCGCAGGAACTTCCCAGGATTCTTCGAAATGACGATCCGGACCAAAGAACGTGACAGCCTGTTTCACAAATTGTGTGCCGCTGTTACCCATCGCAGATACCCAGCCCGCGTAGCGTTTCACACCTTCCAGCATGGTTTCGGGGTTTACCCCCTCATTCAAACGGGCTTTCCAGGCTTTGAAGGCTGCAGATTTTGAATTGCCACCAGTACGTTTGGGATATGCCAGCCATGCCTGCTCAAACTCCGGAGAGTATTCCGGTCGGTTTGAACGAACTCGCACAGACTCATCAGCAGATGCACCAACAGCTATTGGTTCATTGACTGGTTCTTTGACTGGTTCAAAAGAGTGACTGGTTCTGGGTGAATCTCCTGCACTACCCCCTGGTGCAACTCCTGCACTACCTGGTGAATTTGCTGCACCAGATAGTGAATTATTTGCACTACTCCCTAGTGAATCTCCTGCACCATCAAGATGAAGGAGATAGATATTACTTGAGTTACCTTTTTCACCTTTCCGGGTGACTTTTTTTACCAGCCCGGACTCACAAAGGGCCGCAATATGATTCATCACAGAACGTTTGCTAATCTCGCACTGGTCAGCAATATGCTGGTAGCTGGGCCAGCACTCACCCTGATCGCTGGCATTATCAGCCAGCTTGATCAGAACCAGTTTTCGCAATGGATTACCCACTCGAATTTTCATCGCTTTAACCATCAGCTCCATACTCATGCTGCACCTCCGAGATGCTTCATGTTTTTTCCGGAGCGAAAGGCTATAAGCGGCATACTGACGCGGTAATTACGGCCCAGCGGTTCACAAATCACCTTCTGACATTCACGGTCAACCAGGCTAACACGTAGAACATGCCCTGCAGGCGTGGTGTACCACTGACCCGGACGAGGACAACGGAAAGTCTGATTGGTAAAACGTTTGAAAATATTCCGGATCATTTGCGCCCCCTTGCCTCTGAAGGGTTCAGCGACAAATTTATGAGGCAGGCCAGCGCCGAAGCATCATTAATATAGTCATATAAGCTAACAGCCAGCGGAGATTCGGCTTTTGCCAACATAGGATAAAGCTGCTGCAGCCAGACCTGATGAATTGATGAAATGTAGGAACAGAGAACGCTGGCGTTATGTGCAACGTCGCTCGGTACAGCGGGCTTTGAAAGCTGTTTCTCCATCTGGTTAAAGGCATTGATGTATGCCTCTTTGAACCGGGCAGCACGTTTACCCGTGAAACCCATAGCAAGAAACGCAAAGCCGTCGCGGGTTATTTGATAGCAAGGTAGTTTGCGGCCTGTGCAATCGGTGTAATCACTCACCGAAAAATTGCGGGCAGTGAATGATGCGGAACATTCAAGCGTGCGGATCTTTTTCAGTACATCGTCATGACGTTTGGAGAAGAAGTTGGCAACAGCCAGGGATGAAGTAACAGCCTGACCATCAACGATGGCAATTTCAGGTTGAGTGAGGGTTGGGATCGTAGCCATGATGGCAGCCTCTTTGGTGATTTTTAATAACTCACCACCAAGGCTTTCCACGACCTTATTGGTGGTGAGACGTACAGGGGTGGAAATACCGGTCACCAAAGAACCCGGCCCAACCGAAGTTGGCCCTGCACGCCCCACCATAATTTGGGCGTAATGCTGCTCATGACACAAAAAACCGCAAGAGCGCGGTTGTGCGCTTTGGTGAATTCCGGGTTTCCACGCCCGGCACCCGCTTTATAAGGTGCCGGAACAGTGTAACGTCCCGGAATTGTAGAATCAATATTCAGGTAGCGGATCATAGGCGAACCTCCTTGTCAGAACCATTCAGCCTGGAATCAACAAGTGCAGCACCAAAAACAGCATCACCTACACGGTCGTACAGTTTGCTGGCCAGCGGAGATTCAACAGCCTTAAGCATTGGATAAAGCTGGCTTGTCCAGATTTGATGGATTTCACGCAAATGCAGGTATACGCCTCTGGCGTTTCGTGCGACAGCTGACATATCAGACGCATCGGCACCTGATAAACTCTTCTCCATCTGGTTAAAGGCATTGATGTATGCCTCTTTGAACCGGGCAGCACGTTTACCAGTGAAGCCCATGGCAAGAAACGCAAAACCGTCGCGGGTGATTTGATAGCAGGGAAGTTTGCGGCCTGATGCGTCGGTGTATTCACTTAACACAAAATTGTGTTCAGTAAATTCAGCGGAACATTCGAGGTTTCGAATTCTATCTAAAACCCGCTCATGCCGTTTAGTAAAGTAATTCGAAACTGCAAGAGATGTGGTGACAACACGACCATTGATAATCGTGATTTCAGGGTGAGATTGGGTTGGGAGAGTAGTCATGGTGACAGCCCCTATGTTGAATTCAATGAACTCACCACCAAGGCTTTCCACGACCATATAGGTGGTGAGACGTACAGGGGTGGAAATACCGGTCAACATAGAACCCGGCCCAACCGAAGTTGGCCCTGCACGCCCCACCATAATTTGGGCGTAACGATGCTCATGACACGAAAAAACCGCATGAGCGCGGTTGTGCTCTATATTGAATTCCGGGTTTCCACGCCCGGCACCCGCTTTATAAGGTGCCGGAACAGTGTAACGTCCCGGAATTGTAGAATCAATATTCAGGTAGCGGATCATAGGCGAACCTCCTTGTCAGAACCATTCAGCCTGGAATCAACAAGTGCAGCACCAAAAACAGCATCACCTACACGGTCGTACAGTTTGCTGGCCAGCGGAGATTCAACAGCCTTAAGCATTGGATAAAGCTGGCTTGTCCAGATTTGATGGATTTCACGCAAATGCAGGTATACGCCTCTGGCGTTTCGTGCGACAGCTGACATATCAGACGCATCGGCACCTGATAAACTCTTCTCCATCTGGTTAAAGGCATTGATGTATGCCTCTTTGAACCGGGCAGCACGTTTACCCGTGAAACCCATAGCAAGAAACGCAAAGCCGTCGCGGGTTATTTGATAGCAAGGTAGTTTGCGAGTACCGCCGTTGGGCTGGCGTACCAAAATTGATGTCTCCGCAAAATTGCGGGCACAAAACTCTGGAGAACAATCCAAAATGCGGATCTTTTTCAGAACATCGTCATGACGTTTAGAGAAAAAGTCAGCAACAGCCAAAGAAGATGTAACAGCCTGACCATCAACGATGGCAATTTCAGGTTGAGAGAGGGTTGGGAGAGTAGTCATAGTGACAGCCCCGGTAGTCAGTTTTTTAGAAAACTCACCACATGGGACGCCAATCACAGAGGTGGTGAGACGTACAGGGTTGGCGTTACCGGAGACTACCGAACCCGGCCCGACCGAAGTCGGCCCTGTACGCCCCACCATAATTTGGGCGTAGTAATGCTCATGACACGAAAAAACCGCATGAGCGCGGTTATGCTCAGTAATCAATTTCAGGACGCCAATCCCGGCACCCGTTTTATAAGGTGCCTGAACAGTGTAACGTCCCGGAATTGCAGAATCAATATGCTGGTGGTCCTTCACACTCAACAAAATCACGCCTGAATTTCCACAAAGGACTAAAGCACTCATGCGGGTAGTCTTTGCGAAGATAGATAACGCGCTGTGTTTCTGGCTCCCAACGAATAACATGAACATAAAGTCCTCTTCCGTCACGAAACCAGCGGTTAAGTTCCTGCACAACTCGCCCCCACAGTCAGGTAAAGTTCTCTGTGGTTACTTACAGCCAGGTGATTTGGTAATCTGCATTCATGCCGTAACAACAGGTGTGCAGCGACACTGACCACCAGCTGTTGCGACAAACGGTTATTTGCCGTTAAACTGTTCATGCGTTAGTTTCTCCACAGACACAAAACGCCACGACGCCCGGAGCTGCACACTCGCGGGCGTCACTCTTTTCTGGAGCGCAGAAAATTTTGTAGACCAGTGCCGCATGCTCCTGGAGCTTCGAAATTGACAGATACAACTCATCATTCATTGCTGTCTGCTCGTGTGGCTCCACTACCCCATCTTCGATTGCCGAACGAATCTGCTTTGAGTAACTCCCGATCTGTTCGATGACTTCCAGCAGGCGCTGGTTTATATCGGCGTTCTCTACTTCCTCAATGTCAGGAAGCGATACAAACACCCCACCAGCAGACTGTGCGACAGCATCCGCAATGTAGTGAGTGCCAGCCGCGCGCTGTAAAATCATTGCCCATCCCAGCGGGAAAATCTGATCGCCATCGGCACGAAGGCGATTGAATAAAGCGTTCTCTGTTACATCCAGCCACTCAGCTGCTTCAGCGTAACCACCCGGCAACGCCGCGATAGTTTTTCTGACCGCTTTCACGTACCACTCAGGCTGTTTTTCCACTTTCCAGTGATGCTTACCCACGGCTTACCTCCTTTTCCTGTGGTTTTAACTCATTCCGGTTTTGACTAGATTGAAAGCGAGCAGGATAGAGAATCTGCATTTCGCTGATTTCTCCCTTAAAAAAATTGGCCAGACGCTCTGCCAGATCGATAGATGGAATTTGTTCCAGTCTCTCAATACGACTCAGCGTCGCTGGATTAACCTGAACACCCGCAGCAACATGCTGCAAAGTAAATCCGTGCGCCTTACGCACATTTCGTAATGGTGATTGCATATAACCTCCACATATTGCGTGATAAGCATATTATTTCACGCAAATATTTTGCGCAAGTTGATTTGCTTAACGCGCAATAAAGAAATGTAATAAACGCATGAACATAGGAAATCGAGTCAGACAACTTCGCCAGGCGAAGAACATGAAAATCGCCGATCTCGCTGAAGCAATAGGAGTGGATGCGGCGAATATCTCACGCCTGGAAACAGGTAAGCAGAAACAATTCACTGAACAAGCCCTGAGTAATATTGCCAGGAGCTTAGGTGTTGATATTGCAGATCTCTTTACCTCAGACTTCAAAAGTAATACTGTATGTAAAAACAGTACTGGTGAGGATGTTGCGCAGGTGAAGGATGTATTCCGTATTGAAATGCTGGATGTCAGTGCCAGTGCGGGAAATGGCCTTATCCAGGGCGGTGATGTCATTGATGTGATTCATGCCATTGAATACATAACTGATAATGCTGTATCGATGTTTGGAGGACGACCAGCCAATCACATTAAAGTTATCAACGTTCGTGGGGACAGTATGTGTCCAACCATTGAGCCAGGAGATCTCATCTTCGTTGATATCAGTATCAATCAGTTTGATGGGGATGGTATCTATGTGTTTGGTTTTGATGATAAAATTTATGTCAAACGACTGCAAATGATACCTGACAAACTACTGGTGATTTCTGATAACCAGATTTACCGTGAATGGGGAATTACCAGCGAAAACGAACACCGGTTTATGGTCTTTGGGAAGGTCTTAATCAGTCAGTCACAAACCCTTAAGCGACACAATTAACCCCGACCTCCTCATCAATTAGCCACCAGAAGGTGGCTTTTCATCACCCATCATATTGCGCATCTCGCAACAAAACACTTGCATAATGCGCAATTTCATTTTATCTTTCTTTCCAGACCAACAAACAAGGTCCTAACAAAATTTGGTTGTAACACGGCGTATGGCACATGCGTCGTTAGCGGTCTGGGGACGTTAAAGGGGACAATCCACTCCTTGCTCGGGCAAACAAACCAGGTAGCCGGAATGTGCAAGTCAATGAGGATGCTGATAAGACGCCTAACCAGCGTGGCGATTCGGTTTGACGCCTGGGAAGAGACCAGGACGCAACGATGAGAGCATTGACGAGCAAGGCATAAGTGCTGGTTCAATTCCAGACAGTCCCATTCAGATGGGAGGGTTGGGCAGGGAAAAGGTCCGTTCGATTCGGACACCGGCAATGCTCTCAGCGTTGTGGTGAATGCGCAGGCTGATGCGCGAAAGACATTGCAGCTATTGCGGAAAAGAGCTGTTCGGCGGGGCAATCAAACGCCCGTGAGAGTCTGAAATAACCGCAAGCCGGAGATCAGCACCGGTCACCACAACAGCCACTGCTTTGGCAGTACCAGTTTGTACACTTGCTTCCGGCTGGTACCGCTCTTTTTACAAAACAGAGAAGAGCATCACCGGACGACGGGCTCATAACCCAATCCATCCGGGCGGCTGCCACCGCAGGTGTTCTTCTCTGTTTTGTGGAGAAACCAACCGACCTTGCAGGGTCGATATGATGAGGAGCAACAAAATGGCTAGCGAACGCAGTACTGATGTGCAGGCATTTATCGGGGAGCTGGACGGCGGCGTATTTGAAACAAAAATCGGCGCAGTTCTCAGTGAAGTCGCTTCCGGTGTGATGAACACGAAAACCAAAGGTAAGGTCTCGCTCAACCTGGAAATCGAACCGTTTGATGAGAACCGTGTGAAAATCAAACACAAACTCTCATATGTTCGCCCGACTAACCGCGGGAAAATTTCTGAAGAAGACACCACCGAAACGCCGATGTATGTCAATCGCGGTGGTCGCCTGACTATTCTGCAGGAAGACCAGGGACAATTACTGACTCTTGCCGGTGAACCTGACGGAAAACTCCGCGCAGCAGGTCATTAATATCGTTCTTAATTAACTGATTATTTATCTCATCACTGAATATCTTTATATAGTGAGGACTTATTATGTCTCAGAACTTAGACGCAACCGCAATTAATCAAATCCATGCTCTTATTTCTGCTCAGGGTGTTAATGAAATTATCAGTAAGATTGGTGCCGATGTTGTGGCATTGCCTGAGAATTTCCGCATTCATGATCTGGAAAAATTTAATTTAAATCGCTTCCGTTTCCGTGGTGCGCTTTCCACTGCCAGCATCGATGACTTTACCCGTTATTCTAAAGATCTTGCAGATGAAGGCACCCGCTGCTTTATCGATGCCGATAATATGCGAGCCGTCAGTGTGCTTAACCTGGGTACTATTGATGAACCAGGTCACGCAGATAACACCGCCACTCTCAAACTGAAAAAGACAGCACCGTTCTCTGCTCTGTTGTCTGTTAACGGCGAGCGTCATTCCCAGAAGTCACTGGCAGAATGGATTGAAGACTGGGCCGACTACCTTGTGGGCTTTGATGCTAATGGTGACGCTATTCAGGCAACAAAAGCGGCTGCGGCTGTCCGTAAAATCACGATTGAAGCAAACCAGACCGCTGATTTTGAAGATAATGACTTCAGCGGCAAACGCTCCCTGATGGAGTCTGTCGAAGCGAAAACCAAAGATATTATGCCAGTGGCATTTGAATTTAAATGCGTTCCGTTTGAAGGTCTGAAAGAACGTCCATTTAAATTACGCCTCAGCATTATCACTGGCGATCGTCCTGTACTGGTTCTGCGCATTATTCAGCTGGAAGCAGTGCAGGAAGAAATGGCTAACGAATTTCGTGATCTGCTTGTTGAG